TTTTGGTCTGCCTGGGCCGCTTAGTAATGTCCGATCCGGGCGGACCAGGCTTGGGGTTGGTTTTGTTGGAAGTAAAATTTGTCGCGCTCGGTCACTAGTTCGTTCATGGCTTTTTCTTCCATGAGCGTTGATTTCGTGAGCTGGCCGTCTTCTTCGAGAAGCGAGGCTGTCAGGAGATAACCGACGGCTTTGCTCAACACGGCGGGGACGGTGGCCGAGAGGTTGCTCGTGGTGTAGGTGTCGGGGCGCGTGCGGTAGCGGACCCAGGCGGTGGCGGGGATGTCGGTGTCGTCCGGAAAGCGGATGCTGTCGCCGAGGAGACTGTATTGGAGTTCGCGGGGTGAGGCTGTTTTGTTCGGGTTGTCCCTGGTGATGTTAAAGACTTCGCCCATCGGGGTCTCGCCGCCGCCTTGGTCGTAGTCGATGTAGAAGCCGTTCGTTTCGTCGCCCTGGATGGTGCGCTCTTCGATGCGGCACAGCTCGGGCCAATCCGCCCAGGTCCAGCAGGTCTCGATGGCGTCGTTCGCCGCGGCGACGAGCATGGTCTGCGCACCGGAGGGAATATTTGCCAACGCAGAGGCGTCGTTGCCGACTCTCTGCCAGGCGCGTAACAAAATGCTTTGGAGTGTGACGGTGCGCATTTTGTCAGTTGAGGGTTGAGGGTTGAGAGTTGAGGGACATTAGGAGTTGAGGGCCTGCATGGCGGACTGCACGGCGGCTTCAAAGGTGACGCTGGGATTCGGCCAATCGTTACGCGGCGCCGGATTGGCGGCGAACATGGTGAGGACTTGCTGCAAGTAGGCTTCGACGGCGTCCAGCTCGGCGCAGGTTTTGCCTGCGGCGGTGATGGACTGGCGCAGATACAAAAGTGTGGGCTGGCGACTGCCGCCGAGGCCGACAGACTCAAGGTGTTCTTCGGCGGTGACAGCGGGCGGAGGCGTGGGGATGAGCGTGCGACTGGCGGCGTCCCAGATGAGGCTGCCGTTTTGCAGTCCTTCGCCTTGCTCGTCGGTGAGCGGCAGCGCGGTGATGCCTGCCGGTAGCGGATCGGCAATGACGGTGCCGATGCTGACGCTTTGGCCTGTCGTGGTGTTATAAAGGAGGTGCCAGTTTTGCATGACTTAGGGGATGCCGATGAGGGTGAAGCCGTAGCTGCTGGGACCTGTCGCTATGTTGTGCCTCACGGCGAGGCGGCTGCCTGCTGGGATGCTTCTGCCGAACAGGCTTAAATACGGCGGCGCGCTTTGGACGGCTTCGGAGTTGTTGTAGGCCACAAGTGTTATACCGAAGACCACTTCGCTGCCCGAAGCCCCAACGCCGAGGTCAAGCTGCGGTCCAATAGACGAAATGGCTGCGCTGTGTGCAGACGGAATTATTGCAACGGCGCGGTATGCTTGTGATGTCGATGCCGTTGCTTGCACCCATGTTCCGCTGGCTCCGCTGAAGCTGATTCCTTGGCTGTTTGCCGTGTTGCCGCCGATTACGTCAACGCTGGTCGGCGCGGTGGCAAAATCGCCAACGTCGAACAAGAAAGCTTGAACTGACGCAGTCTTGCCGCCTGTGACGACAGACTGGATGCGGGCGGACAGGCGGGTGCCGCTGGCGATTTTGAGCGGAATAGTAATGGCAACGCCTACAGGTCCCGCGGTGGTTTGTGCACTACCGATTGCTATGTCGGAGGCAACAGCGGATTCAGAGCCGCTGGCTCCTGTGGCCAGATCAAGAAGCGTTGCTGTAGCCGTTGACACCGCTGAGACATCTTGCACATGCAGCACCAACAGCGAGGCGTTAGCGGAAGCGCTGGCGATAAGTTCAGACCACGATCCTTTGGTGTGCGCGGAGGTGTTCGCAGTGACGGTGACAAGACCGCTGTCGTTGACCAGCGTGTAGGCGTCCTCACACCAGTCCTTACTGCGGAAGAGCGGCGTGGCACCGAGATAGGCTTTTTGCAGGAGGGCCATGGGTCAGGGATCGGTGATGAGGAAAAGCGTGGCCGCGTCGGGTGAACCGATGGCGTTGTATTCCGCTTGGGTAAGCGAAACGATGTTGTTGACCACGTCGGAGCCAGTGCCTGCGGAGGTGTCGCTGACGACGTTGACGCCGGAGCGGTCGGCGGCCGTGAGCGTGCGGGTGGTGCCGGTGGTGATGCCGGAGAGTTGGAACTTCAGATTCTTGGTGGCGTCGCCGTCGTCGTAGATGAGGAATGCGGCGTCTGACATCACATCGTGGAAGGACGTGTCGGTGAGCTGGTAGTCGTTGTCGCGGGAGGCGCCGACGATGGCTTTGCGGACATACACGCCGGCTTGTTTGTAGGAGCTGAAGGGCCAGGTGCCGGAGTTCGAGCGAACGAGCCAGCGGCTATCGAGGGCCGCCGATCCGTCGAGCGGGAGATCGGCATAGGTTGCCACTTCGCCTGCGAAGAAGGCAGAGCCGCCGCCGCCTCCGCCAGAACCTTTCTGGTCGAAGTTGCCGGTGAACGGATTGAAGGCGAAGCCCATTGGAAATTAGAAATTGGAGATTTAAGAGCGGGTGACGGTGGCGATGCGGGCGTCATCGCTGGACGGCGTGCCGCCGACATAGGTGAAGGTGAGCGTGGCGACTGTCTGGCTGCCTTCTTTGTAGACCACCGTGGAAAGATTGTTTGTCGTGGAAACGTAATTCAGCTCAACGGCGTTGTGCTGGGGAATATTTAGACCGGCGATGTTTCTGACGGAGACGTTTGGATGCATGGGAGGAGAGACGAAGAGACTAAAAGACTAAGAGACTAAGAGACGGGAGATGCGGACATGCCGAGTTGCTGGTCTTGGGCCATCTTTTGCAGCGCGGGCTGGGCGCCGGTGCGGCCGATTACGGCGTTTTGCTGCTGCTGGAGCTGGAACTGGAAAGCCTGTGCTCTCGCGTCGATCATTGAGCGGAAGATTTCGTCTTGCTGGTAGCGCTGCTGGACGGCGGGGTTGGACTGAATGATTTGCTGCAGGGTTTGCAGCCTTACCTGCGCGTTTTGGCCGCCCTCCTTGAGCGGGGGTTCGGTGCCTGCGGCGATTTTTGCGAAGGCTCCTTGCTCGTCTTCTTGCTCGGCGGCGGTGGCTTGGCCGATGTCCTGGACGAGGATTCCGGCGAGGTTGGGGTCAACCGCTTGGAACATGTATTTCACAAGACCGGCGCGGTCGATAACGCCGAAGCTGTCCAGGGGAACCAAGACTTTGGCGAGGTAATCTAATTTGGCGCCGAGGGCTTCGGAGTCGAGCAGTCGGGCGTCGAACTCGCATGTCACGTCAAAGCGGCCGCGGATGTCGGCGGGGCTGGCGGTGAGCGGGAGATTGGGGTTGCCGGTGACGCGGGCGACTTCTTCGTCGGTCATGTATTGTTGACAGAGCGAGAGCGTCTGGACGAGGCAGAGCTTCATGTCGAGGAGCCACGAATCGACCAGCTCCTGAGTGTGCAGCATGTAGCGTTGCGGCGGGACGGCTTCGGAGATTCGTCCGAAGTAGTTGTCCACGTCGTTGCGGATGGACATCTCAACTTCGATGCTGCCGGCGTCAGGCTGCGGCGGGTTCATCCAAGAGATCTCGCCGGGGCGGCGCTCGGGGATTTGCACGCCCGGTCCCATGATGAGGTCCATCTTGCCGCGCGCGGCGGGGGTTTTGAGCGGGGGCAAGGTGACGATGCTGGCGCGGTCGCCTCGCATGTCGCGTTGGATTTTGACTTCTTCCTGGGCGGTCTGGACGATCTCCGGCACGCCGCGGGACTCCAAGATGGGGCGCGAGGCGCGCTCGCGGGGCAGCTCGACGAAGGGATAAAGCGCGTGGGCGTAGGGCAGGATGTCGTGGACGGCGGTGCGATCCGGGACGTGGTAGCTGAGGACGGTGCGGGTGACGCGCATCGCCTTGGTGCGGTCGTCGTGCTCCTTCCTGTAGACGTGCCAGATCTCGATCATGTCGCGCTGGTGGTCGTAGAGGAACTGGTCGCTGCGGTGGAGGTTCAGCGAGATGCGGCGGATGTCGCCTTTCTTCTCTACGACTTGCTCGACCCACTTGTCGTCCCAACCCTCGACAGCGGCACGTTCGCGCAACTCCGGTTCGGTCATTAGCTCGCGTCGGGCAACGAACGCGGCACGCTGTAATGAGTAGGTCTGGGCGGGGAAGATGATGTCTTCCCAAGGCTCAAGCGCGGTCCACTGGGGCCGGCTTTCAAAAACGTAGGGTTGCTCCCATTCGACGAAGCCTTTTTCGCGGAAGGCGCGGACTTTGGCGGTGCTGCCGAGTTCCGGGATGACTTCGCCCATCAACTGCGCGGCCAACTCCTCTTGTTCCGGGTCAAGGACGACTTCGAGAAGGGCTTGCAGGTTGGGGTCTTGCGACTCCTGCAGCATCATCATGGCGTCTTCCATGCTGAAGCTCTTGATCTCGGTGCGGGTGGTCTTGATCCAATCGACGGCCATGACGGCGAGGCCGTAGGTCTCGCGGAAGTTTGCGGCGAGCTGCACTTCGCGCCGGAGGTCATCCAAGACGTGCTGAAAGAGGAGCCACTTGAGGACGGACTCCGCGGCGCTGCGCTTGTCGATGTCCATGGACTCGACGGGCTGGACCTGGACGCGCGCCTTGAAGAAGGCGTTGGTCAGCATGGCAACGTGATCTCGGACGATGGTGTCGGCCATGCGCACGCGGGAATCTAAACTTTTGTCCCATGGGAATGGGCGCTTGCCGAGAGCCTCTTGGTGCTTGCGGCCGTCGTCGGTCTGGCCGGCCCAGATGCAGAAGCGGGTGTTCCAGTTGCGGAGCTTGCGCTGGACGTAGCCGCTGCCA